ATTATCGATATTTTTCGCAGCGTATAAAGCTTTGTGATAACCTCTTGCATCTTTCATCATATTTTTATCGTCAACGTACTCCGATACGAAATTTAAAATATCACTCTGATACTTTTTAGTGCCTTCAATATCATTAACTTTAAACCTATACGTCTTTTCGCCCACGTTGAAATCAAAACCTTTGAAATTTTGGTTGAAAACATTGTTGGTTTGTTTTAAAAAATGATCAGCACTAGCTTTTTGAGCTTTAACCACAGCCTGCTGTTCTTGGTTATATTTATTGTAAAAACTAATAGCCTCTTGTTGTTCTTTAGTCAACTTAGAACCTAACTTAAGTTCTTTATAATATTGATCTTTAAGTCCAACTAAATGTTTTTTAGCTTTTGCAATTTCTTCTTTGAAAGCCAATTTTTTCTTTTTAATATCTCTTGGCTCATCAAGTTCCTCATCAAACTGAAATGTATCTTCAATTAAGAAGTTTATTTCTTCCATATTTAAATGAGGTTTAGTCGTTTTATAATATTCTAATAGTAAAGTATTATTATCTACATTAGAATAATCAGCATTCAACCTTACATAGTCTTCTAAACCACCACCTGTTTCTTCCATAAAATCTACTAAACTTTGTAAATTTTCTGGTACAACAACTTCTGGTTTTTCAACTACAGGTTGCTCTGCCACCACTGGCTCTTCAATTTCTTGAGGCTCAGTTATATTTTCTTCTTGTGTTACTTCTTCAAGAACTACTTCTTCTTCTTCTTGCGTCTCACTCTGCTCGGCAACTTCTTCAATTTGCTCTTCTTTGTTTTCTTCAGAAACTTCTTCGCTAACGTTGGATTCGTTGCGAACAAGTACCTCATCTGTGCTTTGCTCTTCAGTGGACTCATTTTGTTCTTGAAATTGTTTTAATTTTCCTAAATCTAATTTTACTGTACCGTCTTTTGTAACTTCTTTATAAGATACTTTTTCTTTAACAGGTTCAGCTTGTTGTTCAACAGGCTCTTGCGCTTCTACCTCTTGAATAACTTCTTCTTGTTTTTCAGTGTTTTCCATGATATAATATTATATAATTAGTAAATTACCTAGGTTCAAATTGTTCTAGGCCAAAACCTTCTAAATTGTCAAATCCTGCAGATTCAAAATTTTTAGGTCCTGTGTCTTTTTTTCTTTGATCAATCAACTCGCTCTGTTGAGTTGCTTGTATTTTAGTTCTTTCGTCTTTACGATCTTCTTTTTGTTTTTCTCTTTGTTTAACATTTTCAACCTCAGCATTTCTTAACTGCATATTAAAGTTAAACTCTAACTCCATTAACTCTTTTTTAATAGCAGCTTCTTTTTCCATTTTTTGAATATCAAACTGTGATTGCGCTTGAGCTATTTGTACTTTTGACTCAGCAGCTATTTGTTGTTTTTGAGATTCAGCTTGTGCAGCTACTTGTTGAGCTTGAGCGTTTGCTTGTGCTTGTGCTTGAATATTAGCTTGTGAAGCTTTTTGATCTGCTTTCTGTTTTTTCTTTCTACGTATTTTTAATAACTGATTAGCTAGTTTTAAATTTTTAACTTCACGTATATCTATAGCGTCTTCTAAATTTATTTGTTGTGACTGTAAAGCTATTTGTATATTATTTTCTAACATTTGCTTTTCTTCTTCATCAGGTGTTAATTCTAAAAATATACCAAAGTCATGTAAATGTAAACCAGATATTTCTGATAAAGTACCTACATTGAATTTACCTATAGACTTTATAAACGAGTCTCTAGTAGGTGAATATTCTAATACATCAGATATTCTCATTGATATACACTCAGCCATAGATAATGTTAAAAATAAGCTTGATTGCAGTATGTGTCTCGTAGCTGTATTGCTATTAGCAGCTGCTAGTTTTTGTAAACCAACTAAAGCATTTTTATCTGGTTGACTACCATCTCTAGCTTCATTTAACCCGGTCACATCTCTTATCATTTGTAAATAATAATTATATGTGTTTATTAATGAAGATATTTTATTGTTACCAGCTCCAGTTCTAAGCTCTGATATAGGCACACTACCTCTATTAAAATCACCATCCTGCGTCATTGATCTACCAATAACAGAACCAGTTTGAAAGTACATATTTAAAGCTTCTTGTGGATTATAGTTTGTACCATTACCTAAATCTATTTCAGCAAGACCATCAGCGTCAAGATAAACACCGTCTGGTACCATACGAGACATTACTTGTTGTAGTTTTAAATGCGTTAGTTGTATCATATCTGCAAAACCTGTAACACGACTAACTAATGATTCTATTCTACCTTGATAGATTCTAGGAGCTACAATAGCGTAACTCATAACAGCTTTAGTAGTGTCAGCTTTAGGTCGCATCATATTTCTTTTTAACTCCCATTTTAATATTTTATTGCCACTACCTAAAACTTTTGCACCTTGATATATAACTTCTATAACTCTATCAACTCTTTCAAACTCTTCATTTTGTGGTGGATTAAAATCATCACTTTTTTCTAACGCTTTTTTACCACCAGTATTTGTATTTTTTATTTTAAAAACTTGATTCATATAAGTTTTATATTCAAAATATAAAACTCTTACCACATTATTATCTTCAGATTTACTTCTATAATTAGAGCTATTATTATAACCACCGTAATAACCAGTGTATTGCTCTAGTTCTTCGTCAGTTATTTCTGGAAACTCTTTTACTAACTCATTAGCATAAACATCTTTTACTTCACCTACATAATATATATCGTCAAAATACGGTGACTCAGTCGGTGAGTATACTAAATCAGCAGGATCAACATATTCTACTTTTATTCCTTCTGCTTTATTAAAAGAATTTTTAACAGCACCTATACCTAATGTAACTAAATCTTGATTAAATCTTCTAGTTATTAAATCATATTTATTTTTATCAAAAACACTGTTAATAGCTTCTTCTTCAGCTATTTCAATACCTTGTTTATAGTTTAATTGCATGTGTAAAGATACTTCTTCTTGATTTTCAGGAAGATCATCTTGACTCATGTTTGATTTAAAAGTGTCTAGACCAAAACTATCTTTTACAATTTGTTTAAACTCTTTAGCATATACATCGCTTAGTATATTTTCTGCATAAGCAGTTCTTTTTTGTATTGAAGCCGGATCTTGTGAGTATGCTTTTATATCGTAAGATCTATCACTCATACCATTTACAACTATATCTACAAACTTAGGTATTATAGGTACTGGTTTCCAGTCTAAATTAAGATATGACAAATCACCGTTTATAGATAATTCATCTTTATATTTTTTAATTGATTGCTCACCTCTAGCGTATAATCTTAAATTATGGAAAGATTCTTTGAACATTCCATATCTATTATATGAACCATTAGTGTTAAACCACTCGTGTTCTATAGCGCTACCAACCTTTGAGCCGTATTCCATTGACATTTTTTCTACATCACTAACAGCTTGGCTAGGGAAAGCGGTTTTACTACCTGTTCTAATCATTATTACATTATTTGTGATCTTATACCTCTATTATTATATTTTTTAATACCGAGGTTTATTGATTTTGTTTTTCGTTCTTGAGTTGGTTTATATAGGTTTTTATTACAAGCCATTAAAGCTAAGCCAGAACTTATTGAAGCATCAAATTTAGTTCTATTATTTATATCAAATTTTGACCAGTCTTCTAATGTTCTATTAAAAAACATATCACCATAGTTATCTCCTAACTGTCCTACATAGTTTTCAATATAACTTTCTATAGCAGCGGCATGTGCTTGCTTAATATCTTCACTTGAGTTTGGTATACCACCTATTTCTTTTTCTGCAACAGATAATTTATTCCAAACTTTATCAGGCCTATTCATTGAATATCCTCTGTAACCTCTACGCTTTAAATAATATAAAAGTCTTGGTTTATTATTTTCGCATAGTATTGGCATACCATAAAATACTAACGCCATTAACACATCTTCAAAAAATATTTCAGCTGTTTGTGGTCTAGCTACATATTCTAAAAAAACTCTATTAGGTGGTGCATTTTCCATGCTAAACTTAGTAACACCGTGTAAAGCACCGTTAGAACCTAATCTATCAACAGTACCTGATATGTCATAACTATCACATCCAAACGCACCCATATGTTCATTACCAGGGTGTTTAACACCGTTTTTAATTAATATTCTATTTTGCAAACTAACATCAGGTATCCAACTTATTTTAAATCTACCATTATTGTTTGGCATAAATTCTACTGTTGTATCTTTTACACCATTACGCCATTGTAAACTACCTTGTGTTACAACTCCAGACATTTTGATTTCTTCGTTGTAATCTATTTGCTCATATATTTTTGTTAAGTTAAATAAACTTTGTTTTGTTTCGTCTCTAAAAGCGTGTTGCTCTGTACGTGGAAACTGTCTATAAAACTCGTTTAAAGCGTCTTGATCAGACTTTAAACCTTCTACTTCATTACTCCAATAATTAATTACTCCGTCTTTAATTTTGTCACCATATGGTCCATAAACTTCCTTTGTTGGATTTTCAAATACAGGTAATCCATAAGAATCAATGTATCCCTCGTAGTTCCATTCCATAGGTATGAACAAACTATATAATCCTGAGCGAGTCTGTCCATTGCGGTTTCTTTTTGTAACATCGGAATCATAGTATAATTTTTTAAAGTTATCACCACCTTTATCTAATGCGTTTGATGTTGAGCCCATCATGCATTTACCAACTATTCTACTACCTAGTCTTAATGTGGTTTTCGTAACCCTCCAGTTGTTGAGGATGTTGTTCGGACGCTCCCACTTCCCCGATTCATCATGTACGAGAAGTTTGAGTTTCTCACCGTCGTAGGAGTTATCACCTGTATTCTTCCAGTCGATGGTGGTGTCGAGACCCTGTAATTCGTCCTGTAAGGTTTCATCGGTAGTGGCGGCGGTAAGTTTACGACGGGTGTACTTGGTGGCTGGGACACGGTAGGCAAGCTCGGTCTTTGGACGGTCCATTCCGTCCTGGGTCGGCTTGAAAAAGAAGGGGTAAT